CCTAGAGCTGTTCTTGCCTGCTCCCTCGGCATTGGATTGAACTTAGAGATGTCTACGCCGTGCGGCAGAACCCCTAACTTACTGGGTTTAATATCGTGTTTAAGTATACGGTGCGCACAGTTGATTGTAAACGTTATAGCAATATCCCAATACGGAATATTTCTCAACATATCGGGGTAATAATACTCGCTGTCTATAGGGAAATACGCAATAAATTTAAATTTATACTGATCTTTAAGAAACTGAATTCGTTCCCAGACTTGGTTAACAATCCAAATATCGTTTAAACATATAAAAATGTCCGGTTTGATTTTATCGATTAGTTCGGGCAACCGTGGGATACCAAAACGATCAGGGCATGACAAATTTGATGCCGGATAAATCTTATAGGGGAGATCGTGAGGGTCTCCGTTATAGTTAATACCAACAACTTCTACTTCATGTTCCTTCTGTAGATGTTCTAGTATGCTGGCGGTTACTCGACCAAATCCTGTATTTGAACATGCATCCCCGTACCAGAGCACTTTTGCCACTTTGTCAGTAAGCTTGGAGTACGATCACTATAGCAACATTGTCAGCTTACTGATATGCCTAGTCGGGAAACTTTTGCTTATCGCCGTAAAGCTCAGTTAAATGCTGCGCGAGCTGTTGAGGTAACGGAAAAAGAAGATAATTCTATATACGCTAAAGCTGCTAATGACTTCCCTACTTTCTGTGTGCTTATGGATAAAGCCCCTGCTCCTCATATGATGGAGTGGCACAGGCATTTGATCACAGGAGAAAGCAATAGATACTTGTTAGACATAGCTGGAGCTAATCTTGATATTCTAAGTCCCCGAGGTAGTGCTAAAAGCACGGTGTTAAACTTGTTTACTGCATGGGCTATAGGTAGACATACGTCAGCCCAGATGCCTCTACAAATTATATATTGTTCATATAACATAGCAACAGCTATACCTAAAAGCCGAATTATTAAACAACTGATTGATAACACGACGTTTAAACGTATATTCCCTCGTGTTCGTTTAAAGCCAGGAATGCAGTCGGATATTGGTTGGGCTGTTGACTTTGAGTATGCCGGAATTCCACGGGTTGGTGATGAAGAATATACTCTGAGAGCCGCTGGCCTGCGTGGTTCAATTACCTCAAAACGCGCACACTTATGTCTGACGGGTGAAACATTAATTTTAACTGATCAAGGCGAACAACCAATTGAAAAAATTTATGCAAATCCCGAACGCTTTTTAATTGCTGTTAGGAACTCAAGAACTCATCAAATTGATTGGAGCAACGTAGAAGCAGTTACACGACGTTATTCTTCAGAAATTGTTCACATTAAAACAACAAATAACGGTTATATTTCCGCAACTCCTGAGCACCCTTTTCTTACAACAGATCAAAAGTACGAATGGGCAGGGGATATTAGTACAGGGCAAACCCTTATTGGGGTAACTTTAGATGAAAAATTAAATAAAAATAATTTTAACTCAAAAGAATTTTACGAATGTCAAATTCAATATAGAGGAGAAAAAGTCCTCTGCAAAAAACGAAACAAGTCAAACAGTTCCGAGTGCTCACCACCAGATCATAAACAGAGCTGGGAGATCTTAACCGTTTCCGGAGTTGAAAGAGTCAGCAACGAAACTCACATCGTTTATGACCTTGAACTAGATCATACAGATCATAATTTTATTGCAAATGGGTTTGTTGTAAGCAATTGTTTAGTCGATGACCCTATAAAATCTTCGGCGGAACTACGTAATCCGACTATTCGGGAAGAAATGAATAATAATTGGTCGTCTGTTATATCTCCGATTATTTTTGATGGCGGTCGGGCTATTTGTTTAGGTACTCGATTCCATCCTTTAGATATTCATAAAACTATGTTCTCCCCTTCTAAGGGTTGGAATCAAGTTTCTCAAGAAGCCCTAACGTACAACAATAAAGGAGAGCCGGTAAGCTATTGGCCTGAGCAGTGGTCTGTTGATTATTTATTACAGACGAAAGAACTAGATCCTGTTGCATTTGCGTTCCAGTACCAACAACAACCTGTCTTAACGTCGGACCTAATCGTGTCTCCCGATCTTCTTGTCCGGGCTGACGTTGAGATGGAGTTTGATTCCTTAGCTGTAGGAATTGATTTGTCTGCTAGTGCTAAAGAAACTAGCGACTACACGGCATTTGTTTTGGGTGGACGACTTAAAGATAAGTACTACATTATTGATGCACACCAATGCCGTTCCGTAGGAAATTTAGAGAAGATAGATTTACTGTGTGAGATGTTACTTGAATGGGGAATTTTAACTTTTGAGAACGACACGTATTTTCCGACTTATTCGACGATCACGCTGGTAGTTGAGTCAGTTGCTTATCAAGCAAGCTTGTCCGCTGATTTAAAACGTGTACTTTTAAATGACCGTGGATTATCAAATATCCATATACACGAGGTATCCGGTTTTAGAGGAGATAAAGTTGCCCGTTTCCGAGGAACCTTGGGATTGCTTGAAAACAGAAAGATAACATTTAATCGGTATCGTAAATTTGATGCGTTATTTGAGCAGATTATAAATGTGGGATCTACGTCCCATGACGACTTACTCGATGCTTATACACACTTAATAACCTTTTTACAAAGGCGGGGCAGTTTTTCGATAGAGTACTAAAGGGGCTCTTACGACATGTCGAAAAAGCTGTGGATCGCCATTACGGCCAACAATCCTTTACAGCGGGTAGATCCTCTACTCACTGTGTTGCGGGGCTATGCCGACTTTCCTTGTGATATTTCTGTAAAGATTTATATCGATTATGCGTCTCAAAACGACGTAGATACTCTATATGGAATATTAGAAGAATTTAAAGGATTGAATATTGAGATAAAAGTTGCAAGTCCAGGGTACCACGGGTGGTATTTAACCTGGGCGCACAAAACAGATTTAGCTCTAGCGATTCTTAACAGAGAAGCCGATTACTATATCTACTCTGAAAATGACATGTTACTTACGTATGAGAATTTTAAATACTACCTTAAGTGGAAACCTGTTTTAAGCAAGTACCAACTTGAGCCAGGTTTTGTCAGGTATGAGCAAAAGCAACATAAGAAAGTACCGTTCGATAATTATTATGTGTATTCGTTGACAAAAGAAACACCTAACGTGTGGGATACCCGTGGGTTTACTGTGCCAAATGTACTTGTGGTTGACTATGACGTTGACTTTTTTGTGCAGTTAGCTAACCCGTATTACGGGGCAATGATTCTAGATCAAACGGATGGCGAAGTTTATATACGTTCAGATAGTTACGATCCTGAAAAAAGTTATGCGAAAGTAGGGGTGCGTAACTGGCCTATTGCCGATCGAAGTTCGATGGGGCTGACATTTGAAAACCCACCGTTTAACTTTGAACACAGGCGATGTGTGCCAGTTAAGAAAAAACAAGATAACTACGAGATTTTGCCGTGTGGTTTAGTGCTGCACGAAGGCACTAAATATTTGGATCTCATACCGTGTTCTGTTGACTCTTTAATATCTTGCGATAGGATGCTTACGTTGTAGGTTTATGTGAGCTTAATTTATGGGTGACGTACGTCCGGATTATTATAAAAAAGACGGTTTAGAATGTTATGATTTTCAACGAGCATCTACCGGTTTAATTAAATTTCAAGGTTATTTAGAGAATTGCATATATAAATATTTGTGGCGCTGGGAAGACAAAAACGGCAAAGAAGATTTGCAGAAAGCTCAGGTTTATCTAGCTAAGCTTATAGAAACACTTGAGTAAACATGGACGTACGTGCTTTTGGCAGTTATTATGGACAAACAGCAGTTCTTTCTTACGCTAGCGGACTTGCTTTGTCTCCTAGCGGGCAGTCTTTTAACTTTCCCGCTTGCCGCGCTGTTCTTATCAATGGCGGTACTAGCAACCAAGATTTACAAGTATTTTTTACAGACGGTACTAACACACCGGTAACGTTGAAAAAAGTCCCAGCCGGTTCTATCCTGCCGATCTCTATTACGGCTATTAGCGGGGCTGCCACCACGGTGGGTGATGTTGTAATCCTGTACTGAGTCCTTTACTTTTTTATAACACAATGTCTTACTCTGCTTTTGTAGACGCTCTTACTCCAGGTAGAACCTTTAGCGATCGAATCGGTTTACCTACAACAAATAGTTTGATCAAGGAGATAAGTACGCCTTCAACTATTCCTGCGGAAATTCAGGCATACGTTTTGAATGCAACTAAAAATGCGCTTATACAAAAAGCTCTTAATAGACAAATTTAAATTTAGTTAACTTTGTTTATTTTTATCAAGTATCCTTTAAGAGAGGCACAAAACCATGGATAACCCATTTAAGCAAGCGCACGGATTTTTTTCCGAGGCGTATGCCATGCAGGAAGAAGCTGCGCAAGACCAGACCAGAAATCAGCGGCAGGTAGACAGCCCTCAGAGGCATGATTATTTTCCTACTCGGAGGGAAGCGTATAATCCAAATTCTCCTGCACACAACTCACATAGGTTTATGGAAGATCTTAAACGAGGTCTTTTAGAGCATGCTGCTCGTAAACGTGTGGCCGGTAATAACATGGAATTTAAGGCCGGTGGTGGAGTACCTGTCGAATCAGTGCTACCATCATAGTGACAGCCTGCAACGGGTAAATGCTTTACGACTGTTTTTTATATTTTGACGAAAAAGAACTCTTAGAACTAAGGGTAAATCTGTTAAAAGATATAGTTGACGGATTTATTATTACGGACGGAAATCTGACGTTTAAAGGGGATCCTAAACCTTTTACATGTTTAGATACAATTCGGGAACTTGGATTGCCGGAAGAAAAAATCCAAGTACTCCATGTCGAACTGCCCCCAAAAGAGGTAGCTCTTAATCCTTGGGTGCGAGAGTACGCACAACGCGATGCTTTAGCTGTGGGCATGCGCCTCACTCCCCCGGATTCAGTCTTCTTTTTTAGTGATGTTGACGAAATTCCGAAACCCGAGGCTCTTTTACAAGCTGTACAGGTAGCCAAAGAAAACCCAGACCGGTGTGTGCGACTTTCTATGCCTATGTTCTACGGTCGCGCAGATCTACGAGTTATGGATCCTAACGGAGATCCTGTTAAACCTCCCAATAATTGGACTTGCGGTACTGTTGTACTATATGATCACCTTGAGGAGACTCCTTCGCAAATTCGTATGAAGGACAACGGTTTAGTCGTAGGAGAATGTGACGCTGGTTGGCATTTTTCGTGGATGGGGGATTCCGCCAGAATGAAACGAAAGCTTACTTCGTTCTCTCATTGTTATGATGAGATACCCAACGCACATGCTCCTGCTTATAGTCAAGAAATGTTGGATTACTTGGATACGTATAAGGCTCAAGCTGGAGGAACTGATCCTTTGGGCCGAGGAGATCATGTATTAGTTCCGTATCCACATGAACTACTTCCGTCTGAATTGTTTAAACTAGATGGAGTTAGGAAGTATTTGCTGCCCGATGACTAACCGCGCATCCGAAGAAGCCCGCGAGCGTTTCTCTAAAAAATCCCACGACGAAGATGAGCGTGGGGAACGTAACGAAGGAAATAAAGAGGCTCGTATGGAGGCTCTCCGTAAAGCACGTAAGGCCAAGCAAATGCGTAAGAAAGGCTGATTCAGCCTGTAGATTAAATTCGTTTCTGAACTACCGGTATGGCCGACACGCTCGGGGTTCGTCAAAGATTTCAAGAAATTCTTGAAGCTTCGCGGACCCAGGACAGATCTAAGCAAGCAACTACGTTAGTCGTACTTAGTCATATTCAGCAGATGACTCTGTTGATGATTAAGAAAGGGCTTACTTTTTATTGCGAACAAGACACGTATCGGTCTAGGTCAAGATTCATTGACGATCTTCTTACCTTAAATAAATTTGATATTAGACTTCCGTCTATTATTAGGAACTTTTTAATTGATGGTTGCGGCCTCTTTTACTTTCGCCCTGACCCTAAGTTAAAGTATCAAATTTATTTTTTCCCCAAGGATCAATATCGTGTGTATCACGATGTAAATGGGAATATTGAAGAAGTTGTTATTATTTATAAATATAAAGTTCGTAACTCCAATCTTGGATTACCTTCTGAAATCTCAGGTCTGAACGAAAGGTACGTCCGGATTTCTATAACAGATTCAAAGATTGCCGAATTTGAATCCAACACAGAACTAAGTTTTGATTTAGAACCCGGCGGTGTGATGACTGCCAATAATTCCAGGGAAAATACCCTAGGTTTTATTCCCGCCGTGGAGGTTTTAAACAAACCTGACAGTAGCGGCACCTCTGGTGAAGGTGAGTTTGAACCTTTTATGGAGCAGATTGTTTTACACGATACGCTTATTTCTAATATTGCTAAAAATATCGAGTTCTTTGGTAATCCGACTCTGATCAGTTCCCGCCCACGTAGTGATCTGGTCGAAGCTAATGACTCTGATCGCACTTTTCGTCCGACCATCAGTAGCCAGAGTGGGTTTGGTGGTAGGGACACTCCCTCAACTCGTGTTAGTGAACCTTTTGGTTCGCATGGAATGATCGGCGGTTTGCGTGTTCCTCGGATTATTGCAAATGTCGAACCTTCCGATCGGGTTGGTTACATGACACCAGACCCCGTTAACGGGGATATGAATCGTTGGGCACTTCTTCTTCGGGAAGAACTTCGTACAGCTCTTGGCGGTGTGGATGAGATTTCGGTTTCTGCCGGGGCTACTGCGACAGAAATTAAAGGTCTTATGGGTCGGGCTCAGGCCACGGCTCTTAGAAAAAATAAAAGTTTCCTTACTTATGGTTTCTGTAAGTTACTGGAAATGGTGTTGTTCCACCAAGAACAGATGTTTAAAAAGAGCTTTGCTCTAGTTATTAAGCTTAAACCAGTAAAACCTGCTGCTGACGGTTCTGCAGAGGAAGCCACTAGGTTCTCATCAGATCAACGAAAGTTTGATGCAAAGCTGGATCAGTTGATGCGGGAGGCTTTATCTACGTCTTCCGTTCCTGAAGGTGTGTTTGGTCTACCTCCTGATGGGGATCGGACAGTTTCGTACCGATATCAAGGGGATGTTTACGAAGATACTGCATACGATATAAATCAAAAATCTATTGTTGTTCGGAACTTACAAGAGCTAGGTGTTGACAGCGTGGAAGCGTTGCGATACCTGTTCCCAGATAAGACTGATACCGAACGTGAGGAAATGCTAAAAGGATTTCCTTTTAGAATGATTCAACAAACTCAAAGCGCATTCCAACAATTTTTAGTATTATTATCACAGATGTTGCAAACGCCACATCCACTTGCTCCGGATCAGCCACTAGGTGCAGATCCAAGATTAAATTTGACGCCCTTGTTATATAGGACGTTCGACAACCTTGCGCAAGAACTAAC